GTGCATAAATTCTTGTTCGTTAGGTGTTGGTTTGATTGGTTGATTTACTTTGTCCCAAGCAGCTACTGCTTCTCGCTTGAGTGTTGAACGTAAATCCATTGTCATTCTTACTGATGCCATGATAATGTCCTCGGTTGGTTGATGAAATAGCTCGTTGTTTTTTCGGGTGAGCTAGTCCCTCTCCGTCAGCTGTAATGCTTTTCAAGTTCCGCTTGCTAACCTACGAGTATCGCAGCTTGTCTCGCTTTTAACGTCTCAAGCCGTCACCAACCGTAGTTGTTACAGACAATATGCAAATCTGCAGTTAGGATCGTTAACCCACATTACCTGTTAAGAGCTTTAGTTCTCAACGGTTCTACGTAGCAAAAATTTTTTCGTTTAAAATAATGGAGGAAGGCTGGGTGTAGAGCTCTGATATATACACCATTTGTCGACTAGCTCACAGCCTTCCATAAACTTACACAAGTACGTTTGCGTTGTCAGCAGTCCAAGATGTGAACGATGCATGAGATACAAGTGACTTGTCTTTGGCCAATGAGTCACGCACAACGATTACCTGGTATTCTGCAGGCATGCGTCTTGCGAACTGCATGATTGACTTGAACGTTGTTTGATCTGCACGAGCAGCAAGTGCACCAGCTACTGCAAAACAAATAGACGTATCGGATGGAACGGTTACAGACGATGGTGCATTGAGACATTTGTCAATGTCAGGCATGTCGTTGATCATTTTCTTGAATGCAACGAACTCACCTGCTGGGCCATCACCGATGAGTGATGCACAACCGTAGAACTCTTCGTCATGTGTGCCGCCCATGAACGGTAGCTTACGGTTGAGCATCTCCCAAGTACGTGGTGTTGGGAATGCTGCTTGCGATACATCCATGTCATGTAGAAGTTTTGGACGATAACGCAAGAAGGCTGTGATCGCCGGGTCAATGCCATTGTTCACGGCCCACGCACACCAATCATCGATGTTGGCTTCGAGGGTGTAATGCGCAAAGCGGTTCTTCACCGGAGTGGGCATCTCGTTTACCGCTGCACGATCAACTGCTCTGTTGCCATTTGCAACGATGATTGTGTTGGGCGGTAGTTTGTAGCTGCCGATTTGTTTGTCAAGGATAAGTTGTAGCAAGCCATTCATTGTGGCCTTGCTAGCATTGGGCAACTCCTCGATCGCAAGGACGACAGTGCCTTGATAATTAGAATCGGGATAGTCTTCTGGTATGCCATACCTGGTACGGTATGTACCGTCTGCTTGCTCAACAACTTTGAGCCCGCCGCGTATGTCGACTGGATCAAACAGGTTGGCACGCAACTCATATAGTTTTGCATTTAGTGTACGAGCCGTGGCGTATGTTACTTGTGACTTACCAATGCCAGGTGGTCCCCAGATCATTGACGGTATGTCAGCTTTCGCATTGCCAAGGAGCTCATTGCCGAGTTGTGATGAACGAATTGTACGCATGTAACATCCTCCATGGTTGTTGGTTGGTTTGATTTGGTGAAGTAATAGACCCACTATTTACTGCGAGCGTTTTCTATTTGCTCTAAGGCTTCGATAGAGTTAAGAGTTGCTGCTGCATCAAAAGTGAAAAACACTAAGGCACCATTGAATATGCAGCCTACGGGATCAGTGTTCCATTTGTTTTTCAATGCTTGCATTTTGTCTTTTACTTTGTCGGTCATTGTTTTTTCTTTCATTATGTTTATCATGTTTGTCTCCAAAGATTTTAGTAAAATTTTCGTCAAATAAGTCCTTGTTAAAAGGCCTTGGTACGCTACCTTTGCTCATGTTTCACGATCCCCGTTCGTTCATTTCATCTATCAATTCTTGTTCAGATTCTTTAAGTTTATCATAGACAGCTTGCACACGTTCACTCCTGGATGCAACTTCAACCTCTGTTTGTAACAGAAAGATCTCGTTCTCAGTAATGTCAGATAGCTTACCGGTTAGTATTTTCTTTGCAATATCTTCTAGTATTTGTTCTTCGTAGTAGTCATTTACTGGTCCTAATAATTCTTTTAAGTCACTCATTCTAATTCCTCTTTTATATAGTCTTCTAGCATTTGTCTTAGTTCCATTGCAACATCTGCACGGCCCAGGAGTCGTTCGCTTATTCCTTTAGTACAACTATGAGCTTCGTTATGGCATTTAACTTCTACTTCTCTTAGCCAATGGCAAAAGTCTTGCATAACAAACCTATGTCGTTGTTCTTCTGGCACAACGTTTTTTAGTTCATTGGTCATTTCTTCTACTAATGGTTTTCTCATTTCAATTATTCCTCAACTGCTTCAATAAATGATTTCTCTTTCCAGTAATCTATCATTTCATCTATTTGATAAGCCAGTTCTGCACGGCCTGATAGTACTTCGTTAGATCCATCTGTTGCTAGGTTTGCATCACGCTCGTCTTCACGTGCTATGTTTTGTACATTTGTTTGTAGTGCATCAATAAAACTTATAGCATCATCTAATCGTATTTGTAAGTCTTTTATCTTCATTGTAATGTTTCCTCACATTTATAATTTTCAACTTCTTCTTTCATACTCGTCATATATGAATGTACTGATATTTGTGCTAGCAATTTGTCAGCACCTTTACGCATTGCTCGGTGCATAGCGCACGCGTCTTCCATAGTCATTTCAAATTGGTTGTTTTCATCTAAATGAAAGTGGAATGTTTCTTCATCTGTATCATCATTATCACATTTACATTTCTTTTCATCAGTCATTTGCAAGTCCCTCGTCAATTAGTGATTGTTTAAGTTGATCAATTGTATTTCGTATCTTCGTTTCAGCATGTAATCGTTCATGTTTAGCGATGTCTTTGATTTGAACTTCTAATGCATCAGCAATTCTACCTGTGTTAGTTGCAATTTCTTCAAGGTGAGCTCTTATATATGATTCAAGCATATTGTATCTCCCGGGCACACAGCCAGTGGTGGGTTAAAGAATGGGTAGAACCTGGTCTTCTGGTTCTACCCATTCTGTTTTCTTTTGTTACTTAGAATGTAGCAACAACTAACTTGTCAAGTTCTGCTTGAGCACTGTCAGCCATTACTTGTGTATTGACTGGCTTACTGCGTGTGGTTTCCCAATCAGCCTTGCGTTGCAAGTTGTTGAAGATAGCTTTTCTGACTTGATCAGTATTGATCTCAAAGTCAGTACCATGCATATCGTTTAGTGTTTCTAACACATCACGCATGATACGCCATTGTCTACCAAGTGCTGGGATCTTGTGTTCAAGATCAGTTTTGAACTTGATTTGGTTGTCAGATAACCCACCTTTTGCACAAAGGTCATTGTATGTGCGATAGTCAAGACACCAATCAGCAACCAATCGATTAGCTGAACCTGCATTGCTGTACAAGTGGCCTTGAGCTGGACGCTGTGCGTTGCCATTGCTTGCAATGTGAGTTGATTCGAAGAATGGTGAAAGGAACTGAACACCTGCTTGTACTTCGAATTTGTATGCATCATCGTCTTCGCCATTGTACTTTGAATCACAATGTGCAATGTAGATGTTCAATGCAGAGTCAACTACATCTTCGCGTGGAGCTAAGTTGCCTTTGCTATCGATGCGGTAAGTCTCAAACAAATATGATGGATAGTCATTGCTTACAGCCATGCGTGCAGTTGCACCCTCTGGATCTGCATTTGTATCCTGTGTATACATATCATGTGTAGTTTCTTTTTCATATACTAGTTCTTTAGTTTCTTGTTCGCTTGGATCAAAGTGTGTTGTTTTCATAGTTTAGTTTTCCTGTTTGATTAAGTTTATTTCATTTTCTAGTTTTTCGATAACATCGGCTGGGTCTTGCATACCCTCGTCTTCGTTATCTGGCTGTCGCCATGCTTCTGATTCCATAAATGTCATCAGATAGTTACTTCTTTTTTCAACTGCCATGTTGCACCTCACCTTTTCGTTGTTAAATCATAACCACTACCCATCGGCTCGAATGAAATGAGAGTCGTCTCGGGCACGCTACGATGCCTGTTTCGGAGGGGTTGCCCCCGTTGGTTACATTCTAGATTTAGCATAATGTGCTAGTTTTAGTGCTTGTTCTGCTAGATCTAAATGAGCTAATGCAGAGCACATGTGAGCAAGAGGCTCACCTTTTTTGTCATGCATGTACTCGATCTCCTCATCGATATCGTGGTACACATCGCTACATAAAAGAGACATTCGTAGGGTTTCTATATAATTAGCTAGTTCTATTAAGTCCATTTGGTCTGTTTTTTCTGTGATTTCAGTTAGTAATGCTTTCATTATTTATTTCCTTTTTGTTTGTTTAAGATACTATTCATATACATCGGCTCGAGTGAAACGAGAGACGGCTCACGGTTCACGGGCACGCTACGATGTCCTGGTTCGGAGAGAAGAGGGGGCTGATGCTGCTGCCCCCGCTGGTTACTATAGTGTTGAGTTTGGATCATCCTGTTCCCATCTTTCTAGCGTGCGTTCTGCATCTTCTTTTGACATGTAACCAGTGTCTCGTGAATATGGTTGTGGTATCCAGAACTCAAGATCCCAATCATATTCATTGCATACTTTACCTACATAGTAACCTGCTGGTGTACTCATGACAGTGTGTGGTGATACAAATAGTAATTCACATCCTTTTTTGAATGATGAAACATCTGTATTTTGTTCTACTTGGTCTAGCCATGCTTCTGTTTTTTTGTTTAGATTCATTTTTAGTTCCTTTTGTTTGTTTAAGATGCTGCTAGCCCTAGAAACCTAGGACTAGCTGTTCTGATGATTGAACTGGTTGCAAGCAGAAGTGTATAACTTTGACCTGCTTGCCTGCTTTCTGCATGGTATCAATCATGTGTTTTGTACCACGGGATTTACCATCCCAGAAAGCAACCAGTGCGTCAGCGTGCATGGACATTCGCATGTTACGCTCGAAACCTGCTGACTTACCATATTTCTTCCAGTTGGCAGGGAACCTGGATAGCTTCATGCCACGCTTACCTGCGTACTGCTCACCTAATTGATCGGCACCGCGTGCTGTACCACTGATGATGGTGACATTAGTGCGATCATAATTTGATAAGTAAAGGTCTAATTTCTTTTGAAGTAGTGGGTAGTCGTTGAACTGACGACTACCTGCTACGATAACATTAATCATTTTCATAGTCCGATCCCCCATAGGAATACTGTGCCAATGCCGAAGCTAGCGGTTATAACTGAACCAATGCAACAATATAATTCAGTGATGCGTAAGAATTTAGATTGTGCTGCTGGTATTGCGTTGCGTCTAGCGTTCTTGAGCTCGTCTTCTGCATAGCCAAGAACGAAAGCAAGTGCGAAACAAATTGTAGATATAAGTAACATATTCATAATAAATATCCTGATTTAGTTAAAGGTAAGGGGCATTGCTGCCCCCTGGTTAGAATGGAAGACCATCGCAATCTGTATTAGATTTGAGGCCATATCTATCGTAGCCAAAGTGATCTAAGATAGAGTCATCGATGTCACTTATCTCACCGATGCAAACCTCAATGTATGGATCAGTATCATCCATCCAAGCATCATCAAGCTCATTAGCCCAAAATGCTCGTTGCTTTAGTAATTTAGCAACATTGGGGTGTAGCTGAGGTGAAGTCGATCTGCCCAAGCAAAGCCTGAGGAAATCTCTTCGTGAGTATTGTGTAGCCATAAGCACTCCTAGTTAGCTGGCTAGCTAAAGTTGATTTAACAAAACAAAGTAAACATCGGCTCGAATGAAATGAGAGACGAAAGATTTAGAATTGGTGATGCTGCTGTTTCCTGGTAATGTGTACACGAAACTGCTATGTGTACATGGTGTGTACACGAATGTGTACATGGTTTGAAAATCCTGAAAGCCAGTAATGGCAAGGGATTCATGGATGTGTACACTGTGTACACGGTTTTAAGGTTAAGTTAAGTAGAAAATAAGTTATATAAAATAAAGATATGTATATATGTTAAGTGGAAATATCCATGTACACACTGTACACAATGTACACATGGATATAACTACTTGAATCTCGTACAGTTTTCTGTTTGCACGGTTCACGATCCATGTCTGTACACATGTGTACACACCTCGGGGCACGGGGCGGGGGACATGGATCGTGGTTCGTGGACATTGAATTGGTTATTATTTAACCGATTCAATGTCAATGATGGCAGATACTGTAGTAGCATCGGCGATACGCTCTAGAGAACCACCAGCTGAAACCATGAAGATAGAAGTAAGAGCTGTTGCTGTCCATCCAACTGGGTTCTTGTTGAATTCAGTAGTGATGTAGTTAGCTGTTGATGCTGCTTTTTCTTTGATAGTGTTAAGTGTGATATCCATAATGGACTCCTTATATAGTTAAGTTAATTAATTGATTGAAACATAACCAAATAAACATCGACACGAACGAATGTGAGTGGCGTAAATCATAGACAAGGTTCCATGGTGTAATATAGGTAAACAAGGTTCCACAAAAGAAAAAGGGAATCGGGGGTGCGGACTGTGGGTACAGTAACAACTACATGAGCGATTCAGAAAATTATTTTCAAATTTTTTTCTGCAAAATTTTTTTGTGAGTGTATACTTCGTTAATGGATAAAAAAAGACTATGTGTTAAATGTGATATAAAAAAGCCAATTTCATCATTTAGACCAAATGAAGGTAAACGTATCATAAAAACGTGCAATGAATGTTTTGAGTTGCGAAAACGGCGCCGCCATAGTAAAACTGCCTCTTCCTATTTAGCCAATCTTTTAAGTTCATCAAAATACCACCGAAGTAAAGTACAAAAAATAGAATATAAATTAACCTTAGAAGACTTACAAAATGTTTGGGAAGAGCAAAAAGGGAGGTGCGCTTTGTCAGGCGTGTTTTTAACACATCATCGAGACGGTGATGGTAACAAAGAGTTCAATGCATCAATTGATCGTATAGATCCCAATGGTAGTTATACAAAAAATAACATACAATTGGTCGCATATCGCGTAAATATGCTAAAACATACGCTATCTGAGGACATGTTTTACTGGTGGATCAAAAATATTCATGATTACACTTGTGACTAACACATAACTAGGCTAATATCCAATAATATTATGGAATTAAAATACGATATAAACTGTTTTACGGCAATAGAAGGACTCGAAGACGCTGTAATAGGTACTGCATCGGTCTCTGCGGACGAAAAAGAGGTCTTAGCATACGATTTTGAGAAGGCTGTTGAAATATTAGCCGAAAAAAATTGGACTAAAGACGAAGTAGAGGCATGGTTAGATAGTCTTACAGAAAACTTTGTTCCAGAAAATCAACCTATATTCGTTTATAGAGATGACAATGTTAGAAAACAGCTTAAAGAACAGCGAAAGCATAGAACAAGGCTCCACTGAGCCAATGTCCCACACTGAATTCCAATCACATATGCCCTATATGGGCCTAAACTTGAATGACTTAACTGTTCAACAAGAAAAATTAGTACAATTAATAGCAAGCGGCATGTCAATAGCAGCTGCAGGACGTGCAGCCGGTTACGCACATCCCAATGCAGCACGTGACGCTGCAAAACGACCTGCTGTTTCGAAAGCATTAGAATTCTTACGTGAGGAGATGCGGGAAACTGTAAACTTCAAACGTGAAAACGCGCATATGATGTATATGGAAGCATATACTTCTTCTGCAAACGCTACAGAAATGAAAAATACTGTAGATTCTTTAGTTAAGCTACATGGACTGGCAATACCTGATAATTCTACTCAGGTTAATATCAATATCCAAGGTACAAAACAGCTAGAACGTATGTCAGATGAAGATTTACTAAAATTAGCTGGGCAAGACACTAAATATTTAGAGCCTGCAGGAGTTGATAATGGCTAAAACAAGTTTAAGTAATCCAAAAAACCCTAAAATTGTCCATGTCGGACGTAAACGCCGCAAGAAGAAAAAGTCTTGTGGATGCAAACACTAACGAAGAGGAAATAATCATGCCAGGTCATATGAAAAAAGCAAAACCAAAAGCGAAAAGAAAAGCGGCCATAAAAAAAGATGCTATGTCAAAAATGATAACTGCTAAAGGAAAAATGTCGCCAGGGGCTAAAAAGAAACCTAATGGTAAAAATGGTTTAACTGCTAAACAAAAAACTTTACCTGCATTTCTTCAAAAGAAAATTAGACAAGCTAAAAAAAGGGGTAAATAATGGCTAGAAATTTAGGTTTAGAAGGTGTAGGAGATATGGGCCAAGATCAAGATCCTATTATGGATGAATACTTATCTTTAGAAGATGGTAACCAAGCTAGTGGCTTTTTTAGTAAATACATGGCTTTCTCTCCATTTCATAATATAGAAACTGGTTTATCAGTAGATGCCAATGTTGAGGCAGCACGACTAGGGGCTACCCTTTTTGGAAGAAAAGGTAAGGTTAGCGGTTCAATAACGGCTGATAGGAATGTACGGTTTGGTATGTCAGGTACTAGTATTCAAGGTAGTTTGGATCTTGGTAAGAACACTACACTATCAGGTGTCGTTGCTCCGGGAGACAAATTTGCAGAACTTAGAATATCGAAAAGGTTTTAATCGTGGCAGTTCAATTAGGCTACATTATAGTAAAAGAAGTAGTTAAAAAAGTAGGTAAGGATAAACTTAAAAAACTTACTAAAAAGCAAAAAGAGAAAGCAATTAAAAATGCTACTAAAAAAGCTACAGAAAAAATTGCACGTAAAAAAACCCGTGGGCCAAAAAAAGATAGTGGATTAAACCGAAAATATGCAAGGGAAAGAAAGAAAGAACAAGCTGAAAAAGATAAAAAGTTTAGAGGGTATGTTGAGAATCAAAAAAAAGAAGAGCAGATTATTAAACGACAAATGAAATTATTTTAATGGAAATTAAAAAGTTAGAATGTGTAAGGTGCAAGAACCTACACCCAGAAACTTTATATGCCGGCAATGACCGGCTTTGTGTTTATTGTAAAGCAGATGATGCTGAATCTATACCAAGAGCAAGTGATGGCACTGAGTCAAGAAAAGAGGAACAAATTGAAGCATCTGTTGAGGAGAAAGCAAAGGCTGAACTTGCGCGAAGATTCCTCACAAGAAAAAGACTCTTGCCATTTGTTGAAAGATTCAACCCAGACTACCAAGCAGGGTGGATTCACAAAGATATCTGTAAAAGATTAGAAAAATTTTCAAGGGACGTAGCAGAGAAAAAGTCACCACGGTTAATGCTCTTCATGCCGCCCCGACACGGTAAGAGTACATTAGCTAGTGTTGCATTCCCTGCTTGGCACTTAGGGAGAAACCCGAGCCATGAGTGTATTAGTTGTTCGTACTCTGGCTCGTTGGCTATGACATTTAGTCGTAAAGTACGACAGATGTTAAGAGAAGATTCATACAAAACTGCGTTTCAAACTAGACTTGATCCAGATAGTCAGTCTGCAGAAGCGTGGTTAACAACCATGGGCGGTGGATATGTGGCCGCTGGTGTTGGTGGTGGTATCACGGGTAAAGGTGCACACATACTGTTGATTGATGATCCAGTAAAAAACCGTGATGATGCAGAGTCTCAGCATAATAGAGATGCTAACTGGGACTGGTACACATCAACTGCATACACACGTCTTGCCCCTGGTGGCGGTGTGTTGGTAATCATGACGAGATGGCATGATGATGATTTAGCAGGTAGATTGCTAAAAGCTGGTACAGAAGGTGGAGATCAGTGGGAACTAGTTCGTTATCCGGCAAT